TAATGGCACCATCCGCAACGTCCGTATCTGGCAACGCGCTCTCAGCAGCAGCGAACTCCAAGCAATCACGCGATGAAATCCCTCCTGCTCATCCTCCTGCTCGCCGGTTGCAATGGTTCCTCGGTGCTGAGAGGCAGCGGGGAGGTTGCTCCGACTCCAGCCGGCCATGCCAAGCTGTGCGCTGAACAGCCGACGTTTCCAGGGTGTCCGAAATGAGCATCAGCTACAACGATCTGAAGGTGGTCAACACCAAGGTCAATCTGCTGCCCTATCAGTCAGAGGTCGGTGACGATTGGACGCCTGCCGTGGATGGTGGTGACTGCGACAGTTACGCCACTGCCAAGATGCAGCGCCTGATCGCTTACGGCTGGCCGGAACGCTCCCTGCGCCTCGCGTGTTGCTTTGTCGAGCGGAGTGCCGGGGAGAAGCGGAACCGCTATCACTGTGTCCTGCTGGCTGACATCGACGGACAAACCTACGTCCTCGACAACAGATTCCCGCTGCCGATGGAGTGGGCCTTCTTGGATTACGAGTGGCACAAGCTGCAAATCCCCGGCACCCAGACTTGGGAATGGGCGCAGGGCGCTGACAAAACGATTTCGTAGCATAACGCACCGGCTCCAGAGAGAGCAGGAAGGAAGAAGCAAATGGAAACGCAGACTGTAATCAACATCGTGATCGGGGCTTTTGGAACGCTTCTCGGGGCCATGCTCAAGGCCGTATGGGATGCGGTGAAAGACCTTCAGTCTGCGGACAAGATCATCGTCAAGGATGTATCGGAACTCCAGGTTCTCGTCGCTGGGACGTACATCAAGCGGGACGAGTTCGAGAAACTCTCCCAAGCAATTTTCTCCAAACTCGACAAGATCATGGAGAAGTTGGACGCCAAGGTGGATCGGAACGAGTGTGAGCGGTTCCACGACAAATGATCCTGGAACTGATCCGCGATGACGAGTTACCCACCCGTACCTTCGGGAAGTTATTTGTCGACGGGAAGTATTTCGGTGAGACTCTTGAGGATACCGACAGGGAGATTGAAAAGGGTGGGCTGAAGGTCTATGGCGAGTCTGCCATCCCACAGGGGCGCTACCGGGTGATTGTCTCTGTCTCCCGCAGGTTCGGTCGAGAGATGCCAGAGGTTCTGGATGTGCCTGAGTTCAGAGGCATCAGGATTCATGGCGGCAACGGGCCGGAAGATACCCTCGGATGCCCCTTGCTTGGTCAGGTCAGGACATCGACAGGTGTGGCGAACTGCAAGGGTATCAACGACCGACTGTTGATGATCCTCAAGGCCGCAGAGCAGCGTGGCGAGGAAGTCTGGCTGGATGTATCGTGAGTGACCTGCTCAACCATCGCATCAAGACTCTGATGCTGAACCTAGACGCAGCGTATCCATCGCAGGCGCGTGACGCGAAGCAAATGATTAAGGAGTGGAGGCGTGACCAACAGCCCAGATTTAATCTTGTTCGTTCTTGCCGTGACGATACCGATATTTCTTCTGATCGCCTACCTGACGATCCTGATGATGGATCTGCACTCGAAGGAGAACGATGATGAATGACACGCTGAAGTCCTTCTTGACGGGGATAGCCCCAACCATCGCCAGCGCCCTGCTTGGGCCTCTGGGTGGCGTTGCAGTCGCAGGGCTGACCAAGATACTCGGCATCGACGGTGGCACGGTTGCAGACGTTACCAAGGCTATCAGTGACGGCAGGGTGACGCCGGAACAGGTGGCTGAGATTCGCAAGCTGGAGATGCAGTTCCAGGCTGACGAGAAGGAACGCGGATTCCGCTACGCTGAGTTGGAGTTCAAGGATCGTGACTCTGCCCGACAGATGCAGATTGCTACCAAGTCGACAACCCCGACCATCCTGACGTACATGATCACGGTGGGGTTCTTCACGATCCTCGGCCTGATGCTGTACGACGATGCCGTGGTCGATTCGCCCCCGCTGCTGATCATGCTTGGCTCCCTTGGTACGGCATGGACAGGGTGCATTGCGTACTGGTTTGGTACTACGTCGAACAGTCTGAACAAGACGAATCTGCTGGCGCAGTCAAAGCCCCCAAACCCCTAGCCTAACCTCTCCAGACAGTCCCTTCTTCAGCGCCCGGTGTTTCCGTGTCCTCTCGGTGGGGGTCATCTTCTGCGGTTGCTTGGCATCGCCTATACCGAGTCCCCACACCTTCGTACAGACGCCGGCCTTGCCTATCCTGCGCCAACTGACGATGTGAGTTACTTTGGCCTTGTGCAGCTTGCCAAGGATAATCCTGGCGTACTCCAGCGATGTGTCCAGTTGCTTCGACAACTCGTCGCATGACATGGGCTTGTCGTCTAGCAGTTCGATGGTCTTGCGGTACTGAGCAGGGACGAATGCGAGTCCTGTTTTGATCAGTGCTTCTTGTGCGGTCACTTCATATCTCCTAGTAGTACCCCCGCCACACCGCTGTCTCGCCGGTCCTATCAACGGATTGAAAGGTCGCAGCGGGGGCGAGGGTTCGTTAAATTCCTGCCTTCCACCACCGCAGCCACGCCTTGTCCGCTTCGGCAAGGTGCGTGTACATACAGCGTTGATCGTTGTACATCCCGGCGAGGTAGGCTTGCGCCATCTCATAGCCGTACCTGAGTCGAGCGAGGAGGCGGGTCATTTCTCCAACTCCTCGACTGCCGCCACAAGTTCTGGAGCACTGAAGAACGTCGCAGAATTAACTTGCCACTGCGCCGCCTCCACAACGGCGATCAGCTTGAGGATGGTGGTGGGGTTGGCGAGGGCGATGAATGTGGCATCTTCATCTTTCACATGTGTCCACTCGGACGACCCGACTATGGTGTTGTCACCGTAGCAGTGATTTGCCGGCGGTTGTGGTATCAGAGTTTGTATGCGGGTAGCTTCGTAGTTCCCACCATCTGATACTTTCCACGGCCCCGGTGTTGCTGCCTCTGCAGCGGCTTTCAGGTCAGCGATGTTCATGGCTTCTGGCTCCTGATGGCAGCGTGCCACCAATAGGTGAACTTGCTGTACCGTTCGTGCGGATAGCAGTAGGCTTGTCCTTCGCTCACGATTGCGCCTCTTTCATGGCTGCGTCGATGGCCATTTCACGGGTTGCATAACACGACAAATCGCTGCCTTGTGGGACACAGACCGCTAGGTGAGTTCGCTCTGCGCTCCTAAACCACTCGCCGTGCTTAATCATGTACCTTCCGCGCTCCGCATCCTTCCGCAGTTCCGCGACCTCGGCTTCTTCCTGCCGCAGTTTGTCTAAGTCGTTCTGGTGAGCGCGCCGTGATCCATCCCTTTCCGCTGTCATGGCGGCGAGCTTGTCTTGGAGCATCGTGTTCTGTTTCTCTAGACTTTCGATAAGCTCATCGCCACACTTGTCTTGCTCCGTCAGTTCCTCCACCTTGGCTTCCAACTTCCTGACCAGATCAGTCGGGGTGCAGGTGTGGATGCCGTGATGCAGGCTCTTCAGGCACCGTTGGCAGATCATCGACTTGTCCATCACTTCTCTCCCTTCTTGGCTGCGGCGAGCATGGCTTTGTAGATGGCAACTAGCCCAGACTCGAATACATCATCAGGCTCAACTTCCAACCATTCCCAATCTGCTTTACGTCCTGCCTTGAGCATCGCCTCAGTCGGCTCCTCCGGCACAAGCACCATGCCGGGAGGGATTGTTGGTGACAGGTAGAGTGGCTTCATGTGGAATTGTTCTGGTTCAATTACTCTGTCTGGTGGTTGATGGGTAAGCACTTCTTCACCGTTGATCTTGCTTGTATAACTCCACGCATACGGCTCCACGTCCTTGGTGTTGTACTGCAACGGACGGAAATCACCCAACTCTTTGACGCCTCCCATCAGGTAGCCACCTTGCTGAACGTAGGTCTTGTCGCCTATCGTTGTGGTGTTGTCGAGGTGGGTGCGGATTTCCTTGACCAGATCGACATACTGTGGGGCAGATTCCCACGTTGTTACCGTGCGATCTGCCTCGGTCAATGCTTCTACCGCCCTTAACAACAGTTCCCGGCTCATCTCACACCTCCCGCCGCTTCCCTTGTCTTCAGAAACATAGCCATCTCCTTCTTCGTTTTCGGATACGACATCTGCTGCGGGATCAGGACAGTCGGGCGGCAGGTAGCCTTACCCTGCTCGAATCCGTAGTCATAGACCGTGGCGATCATCAGACAGAAGGTGCTGATCAGGCACACCCAGAAGATGATCTTGTCACCGAGTCTTGATGGATCGCGGTTCATTTCCCTCTCCTCAATGCGACCTCAATAATCCCGTGCAGCGCGATCAGTTCCACCTTGGTCATCACGACTCGGGTGCTGTTGATCCACACATCGTAGTCGGTGGTGCCGGGGATGCGGGATATGGTGATGTTCACGGAACATGCCGCTCATGGTAAAGCTGCCATGCGTGATCGACCAACTCCTGCTCGACCTCGACCATCTGCTTCTTGGACAACTTCATGCCGCAGATGACATCCTCCAACTCAGGCCCACCCTCTGCCGGGTCGATCTGGGTAGCTGCACGGGGAGGTATCCAGGTGTAGCGCACCAGGACATTGTGTGGGGTGTCGTTCTCGCCATAGACGATGGTGTTGAACTCGCTCATTTCGCTTTCCTCCTCTTGCTCAGAAGTTCGCCGCCTCTGTAGTCGAAGACGGCGCAGACGTATTTGAAATTCTCATTGAGTTGCTTGTGGTACTTGATCATGAACCTGACTCGGTTTGCATCCAGGGTGAGCATCACAGCAAGCCCCCCAGCAGTTCGGCCCGTTCCCGCGACACACGCAAGCTGTTGTAGCGAGCGTGGAGCCGCTCCAGCACATTGATGCGGCGTGAGTGCTTCTTCTCATGCTCCAGCAGCACAAGAACCTGATCCTCGCGGAACTCATGCAGGTGGTGGTTCAATGTGCGCCAGTCCTTCAGCGCCGCCAACAGAACATCATTCATTTTGCAATCCTTCGTTCCAGTTCTTCGATCATCTTCACCGTCCGGTTGTAGCCCTTCAGCGAAGCGTTCTTGTTTCGTTCGCGCATCCGAAGTTCAACTTTCAGAACCTTCAACTTCAGTTTCAGATTGCGCTTGGGGTCATTATTATCCATGTCGTTTTCCTTTGTCAAGAACTTATTTACATTAAAGCTGCAACGGCCACATCCGACATATCGCGCTTGTCGCGCAATGCGCCCCACACTTGGTCATCCACCGTGTTGTTGGTCAGCAGCACATAGCACCACACGGCTTGCTTCTGCCCGCCCCGGTGCAGCCGGCCTATCGCCTGTTCGTACAGTTCCAGGCTCCACGGCAGCGTCAGGAACACCATCTTGTTCTGGCCTTGCAGGTTGATGCCGTGGCCGGCGCTCATGGGGTGGGCCAGCAGCAGTTCGATCTTGCCGTCATTCCACCGGGCAACAGCATCCTTATCGTCCAAGGTCTGCGCGTGAGGGTATCGCCGCTGCAACTCCGCGAGTTCTTCCTTGTACCAGTACCACACCAGCGTCGGCGCTCTCTGGTTCTCGCGCAGCAGATCGTCCAACAGGTCGAACTTGGTCGTGTCAAACCAATGCGGCGTCTTGGTGGTGATGAACTTGCCGGGTACGTCAGACGCTACCGTGGTGGTTTCATACACCCACCCTCCCGCCATCTGTTGCAGCTTGGCCGTGACCACGCCGGCATTGGCGGCTATGGCCGTCGCGTTGGGGAACTCCGCGATGAAGTCCTTCTTCATCTTCATGTACGGCTCACGGTTCGCCAGATCGCAACGCATTTCCACAATGTTCAACGGCGGCAATGAGTCAGCGTAATCGCTATTCTCCAATACGAACGTCAGGGGCTTGATACGATCCATGACCTTCTGTAGCGAACCAGGGCGAGGCGTCCAATCGCCAAACTGCGGATTGCTGCACCAGAAGTATTGCTGCAAGAACGCGCCCTTGCTGCGCCCGAGCACTTGCTGGTCGATGATCTTGACCTGACCAAACACATCCTCCAGACCGTTGCTGGTAAAGCTGCCGGTCAAGCCTATGCGTATCGGTATCTGGTCGATGATGGTGTGCAACGCCTTGAAGCGTTTGCCGCTGGCGTTCTTCAGCCGCGTGAGTTCGTCAAACACTACCCCGCCAAAATACTCGCCAATGTTGGGGAACTTCTCAACGAGCCATTGCAGTGTGTCGTAGTTGATGACGGCGACATCAGAGGGGCGCATTAGCGCCGACTTGCGAGTGCTGACAGCGCCCACGGCGACATTGACAGACAACTGGCCCCACTTCTTCGCCTCCTGCGGCCATACGTCCGTACAGACCCGCTTCGGCGCGATGACGAGCCACCGCTTGACGAGTTGCTGACTGACATACTCCTGCATAGCGGTGAGGGCGATTGCCGTTTTTCCTGCGCCAACTGCCGCCAGGATCAGCGAACGGTCACGCTCGAAGATGAAGTCAGCCGCGTTTTCCTGGTATGGTCTCAGACCAACCTTCCGCAAAGTCATCAATCTGCTCCTTAGTCCAAAGGCATAAATACTTCTGGTTTAACATCAGCATCTCGCCAGCGAAGATTTGCTGCAACGGTGACAACCTGCCACCCTTGGGGCGCTTCAACTCGACAAACCATGTCGAGCCATCTGGCATACAGGCGATGCGGTCTGATACGCCACGGTTCGATGGCGAGGTAAATTTCCATGACTTGCCGCCGCGCCGCTCGACCACCCACTTGAAGTAGTCCTCGATTTCTTTTTCTAACATTTCGTCACTCTAACGAAAAAAGTTCTTGACTGCAAGATTTTTCTCCGGTAATCTGCAATCTCCACTACAGTAAAGGACAGTAAATTATGAACGCAAATATGCAGCAATGGGCTGGCGAACTTCGCGCCAACTCTGAAACCATCGCTAATGTCATCCTGACATCTGATGGCTCCCCGTCTGACCTCCGCACCCTCACCAACCTGCTTACCAGCGTCCGTTGCGCTGCCGAGGCGATGAAGTCCAAGGTCGAAGTGGGAGATACGAAATGAGCCACTCCAAGATCGTCGGCGGCTCCACCGCCAAGCGCGTTATGGCTTGCCCCGGCTCAGTTGCACTCTGCAACAAGATGCCGCCCCAAGTCGAGAACGAGTATATGGCGAAGGGTACGCTTCTGCACAACGCGATGGATCGCATCTTCTCGTCTGACATCCCCCCGAAGTCCGTGATCGGTATGCAATACGCCGGGCAAGTGCTGACGGAGGAAGTCTATGAGGACAAGATCAGCGCCGCTATGTGTCTGGTCGATGAACTCGATCCCGCTGGCGACATGGAACTCGAAACCGAAACGCAAGTCGGCTTCGGCAAGCTGTTGCCGGATGTGTTCGGCACTACCGATGTCATTGGCCGGCTCAATGGCCGCGCCGTGGTGCTTGACTGGAAGTTCGGTGATGGTGTGCCGGTAGGTGCAGAGGAAAACGAGCAGTTGATGTTCTACGCTGCTGCTGCCATGCGTACCCCCGAAACGATGTGGGCCTTTGAAGGTGTTACGGAAGTCGAACTGGTAATCATCCAGCCGCCGCACATCCGTCGCTGGACTACCACGGTGGAGCGCATCCGAGCATTCGAGCAAGACCTGATCTGCGCCGTGTCTGCCGCACAGAAGCCGAATGCCAAACTGGTTGCCGGCGAGCATTGCCGCTTCTGCGCTGCCCGTCCGGTCTGCCCCCAGATCACAGGTGCTGTTGATCGGGCCATCAAGACCAAGATCGACGGTCTGGATGTGGCGCAGATCAATGCGTACTTGAAGAACGCCGATGTGCTGGAAGGCTGGATCAAAGACCTTCGCGCTCTGGCTTTTCAGATGATGGACAAGGGCGTAACATTGCCCGATTGGAAACTCGTCGCCAAGCGTGGCACACGCAAATGGACGAAGGAAGAAGATGCCAAGGCTGCACTGTTGAGCCTGGGCGTCAAGGAATCCGACATTACGGTTACTGAACTGCTGTCTCCCGCGCAGGCTGAGAAGGTGCTGAAGAAGCACAAGCTGGCCCTGCCGGAAGATGTGGTGGTGAGCGTTTCGTCGGGTAGTACCCTCGCGGAGCGGAGTGATCCGCGCCCTGAGGTCTTGCAAATCGGTCAGCAACTCGCTGGCCTTTCTAAACTAGTCTAGGAGTAAAGTTCAATCATGTCTTCAAATATCGTAGCCTTTGCAGGGGCCAATCTGCCGGCAGTTTCCTCCCTCTCCACCGCTTTGCGCTCCATCAGCAATGATGTCGGGCCGTCGGGCGTGGTCATCCTCAAGATGGACAAGACGGGCCATTGGGTGTTCGGTGCGGATCAGACCGAAGTGGAAGATGACTCCACTTGGGCCGTCAATCCGTTCAGCTTCGTGCATGGTTACATCGCGTGGGGTGATGGTGAGGTTCTCGGTGAGAAGATGACGGGTGTTGCTAACCCGTTGCCGGAAACCCCCGAAGCGCCCCCCGGTGCCAAGAAGGGATGGGAAGTGCAGATCGGCTGTTCGTTGAAGTGCCTGTCGGGTGAAGACGAGGGCATGGAAGCGCGTTACACCACCACCAGCGTCGGCGGCAAGAAAGCGGTGCAAGCTCTGGCCGTCGCCATTGCCGCACAGGTCGAGAAGGATCAGACCAAGCCGGTGCCGGTTGTGACGTTGGGCAAGGAGCATTACCAGCACAAGTCGTTCGGGCGTATCTACACCCCGCTGTTCACCGTGGAGGAGTGGATTCCGATTACCGGCGCTGCTGAACCGGAAGCCCCGGCTGCTGCGCCGGCACCGGAAGCGCCCCCCGTCGAGGAAGGCACTCGCCGTCGCCGTGGCCGTCCGGCTGCGGCTTAATCAACCAAGCGAAAGGAGCGGGGGCTACGGCCCCTGTTTTTACTTATGCCTATCGCCTGGGTTGATTTCGAGACACGCAGCAACTGCGACCTGCTGAAGAAGGGCGCGTACAACTACGCGCAAGACATCAGCACCGACATTCTGTGCATGGCCTACGCCATAGATGATGGCGAGGTTCAGTTGTGGCTACCGGGGCAACAGCTCCCTGACTTCACCGGCTACCAGATCAGGGCGCACAACGCCGCATTCGAGCGGTTGATCTTCTGGTACGTCCTACAGCAAGATTACCCGCTGGAGTCGTTCTACTGCACCGCCGTTCAAGCCGCTGCCAACTGCCTTCCTCGCAGCCTTGAGGATGTCGGTCGAGCGGTCAGCAGCAAGATGCGGAAGGACTACCGTGGCGCTGAACTGGTGCGGAAGTGTTGTATTCCTCCGTTCAACACGGAACTGCTACCGGAACTTTACGACTACTGTCTCCAAGACGTTCGTACCATGCGAGCAGTCAGTCAGTCCCTGCGTGACCTGACGCCCGAAGAACTGTCCGACTACCACATCAACGAGCGCATCAACGATCGTGGTGTGCTGGTCGATGTCGATTTGTGCAAGGCCGCGATGGGCTATGCCGCGCAGGAGTTGCAAGAAGCCCAGGCCGTGTTCCAAGAGATTACCGGCCTGCCATCGGTGCGCTCACCGCGCATGAAGGAATGGGTGTGGGATCGTGTCGGGACGGCAGCACAGAAGCTGATGAGCGGCCACGCGGTCGATAAAAATGGCAAACAGAAAAGGAGCATAGACAAAGATGTACGCAAGAACCTACTCACCCTCGCGGAAGAAAGCATTGAAGAAGTCTCGGAAGATGTGGCTGAGGTTATTCGGTGCGCCGATGACATTTGGGCAAGTTCGACTGCGAAGTTCGGCAGGCTTGCGAGCCTGGCAGATGAAGAAGACCACCGAGTACGAGGCGCGTTTGTATTCAATGGGGGCAGCGCAACGGGCCGCGCAGCAAGCTACGGGGCGCAAGTCCACAACTTCCCCCGCCAGTGTGCCGACGATCCTGCTGCCTTGCGAGATGCAATGGTCAAGGGTGTTGCCCTAGTCCCTGCATTTGGCCCCCGCGTATCGACGGTACTGAAGTCGATGCTGCGCCCGTCATTCATGCCGGCCCAAGGCAACGTGTTCGTCGTGGCCGATTGGTCGGCTATCGAAGGCCGCGTCAATCCGTGGTTAGCGAACACGGCGCAGGGTGAAGTCAAGCTGGACGTTTATCGCGCTGGTCGTGACCCGTACATCGTCAATGCTGCTGCGTTGTTTGGTGCGCCGTATGAGTCCGTTACCAAGGAACAGAGGTTCGTCGGCAAGGTGCAGGAGTTGGCGCTAGGTTTCTTGGGCGGTGCCGGCGCGTTCGCCAAGTTCGCCCCAGGCCATGACGAGGCATTCGTCGCCAAGGCAGTCAAGGCATGGCGGCGCGTCAATCCGTGGGCCGTCAACCACGGGCAACTGCTGGAGGAAGCCTACACCCGCGCCATGCGGAACAAGGGGCATGAGTTCAGCGCAGGGCGCGTCACCTATATGTTCGACGGTGAGCACCTATGGTACGCGCTGCCGTCCGGTCGAGTCTTACGCTACCCTTACGCCAAGATGGACGAAGATGGTGTGTCCTACCTCAAGGCGTCGTGGAAGCCCGCCGCTGGCGATTCGGAATGGCCGCGTGGCCGTCTTTGGAAGGGCTTGGCGCTGGAGAACACTACCCAGGCCACAGCGAACGATCTGCTGCGTAATTCGTTGCGGCAGATTGATGGGGTTGCCCTGCATGTGCATGATGAAATTGTGGTTGAGTGTCGGGCCGAGGATGCACCTTGCGTCAAGGCCGAGGTCGAGCGCATAATGTGCGAACCTCCACCGTGGGCTAAGGTGCTACCTTTGGCTGTTGAGGCAAAGATAATGACAAGGTATGGGAAATAGCCTTTAAAAACAAAACGGCCCCTGCCAGGGCCGTCTAACTACGGAGCAAACATGACTGAATTCCTAGATTATATCGCCGGCTTTGCTGGCGAGGGCGAAACAACCTTAATTGTCAAGCAAAAACCGACAAAAGAACAACACAAGGACGGAACAACCAAGCACGTTTGGCCGGCGTACCTGCCGAGCAAGTGGAAGGATGACGCATCAGCTTGGTACGGGAATACGGGAATCTTCGTTATTGACCGTTTCCAGAAGGGTAAAATCAGCGCCGGTTCCGCTATGGTCGAGTACGTTGGTTGCATGGTGCTGGACGACATCGGAACCAAGAGCAAGACGCCGGCCTTGCCGCCGACATGGATCATGGAGACAAGCGCCGGCAACTTTCAATGGGGCTACGCCTTCAGCGAACAACCACCGAAGGGCGAATACAGCGCCGCCATCATCGCCATCGCAGACGCCGGCTATACCGACCCTGGCGCAATCAATCCCGTTCGCAACTTCCGTCTGCCCGGTTCCGTCAATCTCAAGCCTACCGCTGGGCAGTTCGTTTCCCGCCTGGTCGAGTTCAATCCTGACCGTGAATACACCCTCGAACAGATATGCGCCGCCCTTGGCGTCACGCCGGCCCCGGCGGATACCGCGCAGCATAGGTCGATCAACGTGGTCGATGATGGCAAGGATGACGTATTCGCATGGCTCAACGCGGAAGGGCATGTCATCGAAGGCGTCAATGCTGCTGGATGGGCCGGCGTAGTTTGCCCCAATGCCGCCGAGCATAGCGACGGCAACCCGATGGGCCGCTATTCGCCGGTCAATCGGGCGTACTGTTGCCTTCACGCGCATTGCCAGGAGTGGGACACGGCGCGGTTTTTAAGTTGGGTCGAGGCCGAGGGCGGGCCGGCGCATCAGGGTGGGCTACGCTCCGAATTGCTGGCGATGACCATGCAGAGGGTTTATTCGCAGATCAAGCCCGGCGACATCTTCAGTAAGGATACCGACGCCGAGGCTGTTATAGCCGAGGTTGAGCAACGGGAACTGGCGCGGCTCAAGAAGGAGGAACTGCACGATTTTTTCGCTTACGTCGAGACTGATGACGCCTATTTTGACCTTGCATTCCGAAGGCTGAAGAAGCGAAAGACGTTTGACGCACTATATCGTCACCTCGACACAAGATCAAAATTCGGCAAGTCGCCCCGCATTAACGCCGGTATCTGGTTTGATGAGAACCGTTTCGCTCGTGGCGGCAAGGTGCTGGAAGGTTTGACATACGCCCCAGGAGAATCGGTGCTGGTAGTAGAAAACGGGCTTATATATGGTAACCGCTGGGTCGACGGCAGGCCGGCAGGTAAGGCCGGCGACATTACGCCGTGGCTTGATCTGTTCAAGCGTGTTGTCCCTAATGACGCCGAGCGCAAGCACATGATGGATGTAATGGCGTTCAAGGTGCAAAACCCAAGAGAAAAAATCAACCATGCGCTGCTGATCATTGGTGCGCCTGGAATCGGCAAGGACACCATATACGCCCCGTTCCTATACGCGGTAGGTGGCCCCGCTGGACGTAACACAACCGTTATCAGCGAAGGCGCATTCGAATCGCAATTCAACTGCTTTGTCGAGAATGAAGTCATATCGCTTAACGAATTGCGGCAACCCGAGGGCAAGGATCGTCGGGCGATGGAAAACAGGCTAAAACCTATCATTGCCGCGCCGCCTGAACGGATAGTAGTCAACCGCAAAAATCAACAGCCTTACGACGTAATCAACCGCATCCTGGTGTTAGCCGGATCAAACCATGATGTGCCTATATCCTTGCCCAGCGATGATAGGCGCTGGTTCGTTGTGAAAAGTAGCGCCGCGCCTATGGGCGATGATGAAGGCCGAGCGTTTTGGGCATGGTTGAAATCTAGTGGCTTTGACGCCGTGGCCTGGTGGCTGCAAGCCCGTGATGTTAGCGCATTCAACCCTGGCGCACGGCCTGCCATGACGGAAGCAAAGGCGCTAATGATAGAACAAGGGCTATCGAATGCAGAAGCATATCTATTGGAGCATATATCAGAGCGCCGTGGCGACTTTGCATCAGGCGCTATAGCAGGCCCGTGGCATGGCGTCATAGACCGCCTGCAAGGGCTTGCGCCTGCTGGCGTGAAACTCTACCCTGCTGCATTGTTTCATGCCTTCAAAGAGGCCGGGTGGGTAGATGCTGGCCGGGTCAAGTCGGCAGAGTACATGACCAAGCGCCACTGTTACCATGCGCCCGAATTGGCCGGCGTGAGCGCATCTGACTTGCGCCGGATGGTAGAGACTGCGCCGGTTCCAAAGACGCCGGCATTGGTTGCGGTGAAGTAGGTTCGCCAAGGTTCGCCAAGGTTCGCCAAAGAAAAAGCCCGCCAGGTAATGAGCACTGGCGGGCGAAAGGCGCGGGGAGCGCCGAGGGGGAAATTGGATTGTAGCCTAGTTTCGAATGATGATGAGGAACAAGGCGAGCAATAGTGCGCCGATTGAATGCAACATCATGCGCTCCTTGCTTTGGCGATAGCTTCAGCGCGTGACCATGCGCGAACGTAGGTGACAACGGCTTCGCCGTCAATCCATGCCCAGACGCCCCAGACGTTCGAGGGCGTACCCCAATATGCGCCGCCCTTATCGTACCCTTCGCCTCCACCTTGTCGCCGTGCGTGAAGCCGTTTAACGCCGATAAGGTTAGCGGGATTGTCGCCGTGCCGCCCCATTGGTGCGCCGTACTTTCCGCTAACTTCAGGGAATGGGTTAAATTGTTTCATGGTTCAACCTCCTAAAGCTGAAACCGGCTTGCATTCCATAACGTAAGCCGTATAAACCGCATATAACAATGTTTCCTTGCCTTCGCGCCATGCGGCAAGCTGCGATTCCGTGGCTTCATTGCCTTCTGTGTCTTCCATCTTGCCGCACTCGGTCCGGCCTACTTCGTCGCAGGCGTCAAGGGCAAGGTCGGAGACTTTGCAACCAATGAAGCCGGCAATCTTCGCCTTCATCTCGTCAAGCGTAGCCGTTCGGAGATGGTAGTCTATGAAACAGTCCGAACCGTTGCCGATGCAGCCGTTCTCGTAGTCGCCCTGCTCGGTGAATTTGTGGAATCCAGATATGGTGAACATGATTAAACCCCTTTCAAGTTAGAGTTGCGCGCCAGGCTAATCAGCCTGACAAAGTGTTTCATCCAATAGACTTGCTGCACCGGATCAGTCGTGGCCTGCTCGCAGGCGAATATCGCACGGGCTAGGTGGTGGAATTGTGCTTGGCTCATGGCATCAGCCTCCAATTGACCGAGCACTCGAACGGTACGCCGTGGTTCCACTTACGCATTGCTGGCGTGCGGTACAGGGTATACGGCCAGAAGGTATAGGATTTCATGACTGCAACACGCTATCAGCAAAGCAAAACACGTAACCGCCGCCCGCATCGCCAAACCTCATGTCGCTGATATTCCAGTTCAGCCCATGCTTGGCAACCAGAGCCTTGACAGCCTTGTAGTGCACAGCCTCATGACTAAGATCGTAAGGGTACGAGATGGTGGCCGATAAGCCTTCAAGAGTAAAAGCCTTGATGCGCGCTCCCTTACTATTGGTCGGGCCTAGGTACTTCGTGTATATCGCTTTCATGATCTGTTCCCTTTCAGAATTGCAGGTCGGCTACTTGGTCGATAAGATCGCGTGCGCAATCACGCGAATTAGTAGCGCGGTAGACGCGAGTGACACCCCAATCACGATAGCCGTAAGCGCCGCCAGTGTAGCTATTGTCGCCGGTCTGATAAGACCATTCGCCAGTCTCAGTGTTGACGCCAATGGTCAGGTCGATTCCAGGTTTGTCTTCGTCGTCTGCAATGTAGTCGGGGTCGGATTGCGGAACCTGGGCTTTAACGTGGCGAACCAATGCGGCGACATCTTTGATTGTTGGCAGTTTCATGATCTGTTCCCCTTCAAGTTTCCCGCGTCAATGTGCGCGGTATGATTGAACTATAGCAAGGGATTTCCTTACTGTCAAGCGTTTTTTGTGCTTTTCATTAAAATAATTGTAAGGGATTAATTTAACTGCCAATTATGGTCATGGCCTGGGTAAGGAATGGTCAAGCCAATGACCATCTGCGCGGCCTAGTGGCACGCGGGGCGCGGGGCTTTATGGTCATTATGGTCATTTAATTAGAACCCTTTGAAGTAATGAAATAGTGTAGTAATATAGTAGGGTATTATTGCTCCCGTGCGTTATCGCTCCCGCTCCGACTTGAAAACGCTCCAGGATGACCATCCGTGACCATAAACCGATTCGGGGCGCATCCTGCCCCATACGCCACCGTGCTATCTGCCCCTAGTTGGCGGGTCATTATCGCTCCACACCCAGTTAAATGGCCATGGCCATTTTGACCATTGACCATACGCTCCCTGGCACTAGCTGCTAACTAACTGCTGGATATCAACCGATTGATGTCCAACAATCTACGGCAGTTAGCTGGAAGCCTGATAGTTGAGGGCTGAA